GTTAAATGTACTCCATGGAGTAGGAACAGGATTTCTATCATCTTCAGTGAATCGAGATTCGATATCTTTGTTGTACTCATGGCCAATATTTTTGTCTTGACCAGAACGTAAAGCGCTATCAACTAATGTTCTAATAGAGTCATAGTCGCCTGCTTTAAGCAAATCAACCGAATTTAAAAGCGCTCTTTTTAGTTGTTGGTTTTTACAGAAATTAGTAAATTCTTCTTTAACATAAGATAAATCGGATTCATCTGAGGAACGATATGCTTCTTTTAATTGTTCTTTAATGGACAGTTGTAGAACTTCATTGTCTACTCGTTTCATTTCTACTTTTAAAACGTCCATTGTTGGATTGGTGTGGTACTTGGTATAATATTTAAGTACCTCATTTACAACCCATTTATGTGCTGTATTACTGAAGTATTCATCCGTTATGATATCGCTAACATTTTGGAGGAATGGTTTATCAGTTAGTAAGGCTGATATTACCTTAGTTTGGAATGAAATTCCATAACTTTCTAGACTTTGTAATGTCATAACTTTTATTTATTTTGTTTTATTATATCTATCTATTGTACTCCAATTTTCTTTAATCCAATAATCAACATTTTTCAAAACATTTCCTAATCCATCTTTATGATAGAATCTTAAAAACGTTTCAGCATCTAATTCATATGGAGATTCTTTAACTTGCTCTAATATATAACCTTTTTCTTGGTCATCCAACATAGGATTACTTAAATCCATAATCTTGTATGCTTTTCTTAAATTATCAAAATCTTCTAATGCTCTACAATATATAACATGTTCTTTAAATTTTAAAGCACAAATATCATAAATGTGGTCCATAGTTAATTCTTCTGAGCCCATTACTTCAGAGAACAATTTCTGGAATTTATCCGGTCCTAATCCTTTAATACCACCTACTTTATCTGAATTATCACCCATTAGTGTTTTGTAAATAAGAAAATTAGATGGATGAACTCTATATTTTTCTTTAACATATTGTGGTGTAATAAATTCCTTTTCTACTGAGCGATATATAGATATATTTTCATCTACTAACTGAACAAAATCGTTATCTGCTGATATGATGTATGCTCTGTTATTTTTATTTTTAGTAATTTCTTTACTTAAAAATGCAATAATGTCGTCGGCTTCAGCCCCATCAATTGATAAAATCTTAATAGGTAAACACTGTAAATAATGAATTAAATGGATAATTTGATCTGTTTTAGATTCGTTTTCCTGATCTAAATTAGCAAATGATTTTTTATTAACTCGATTAATGTTTCTTCCTGATTTGTATTCAGGTAGTAAGTTCTTCCTGTTTATGGAAGAACCTACCCCATCGAATACAACGTATACGGATGTTGGTTTTAATTGTTTAACCAACGAACCTAACGAGCGTAAAAATCCACCTAAACCCCCGATGTGTGTTCCTTCAGAGTTTATATAATTAAGCACTGCAAAGTTTCTCAAAAATAGATTTAAACCATCTACAATTAAAATTCTTTCACCATGTTCTTCTGGGGTTACTTGTTCCCCCTCCTTGACATTATCAAGGAGTTTAAGTAAATCTTTACTATTCATAACTTATTAATCTTCAGATTCTACAATGTCAGAAATATCTGCCTTTTCATCCCATTCAGAATTATCTTCAACAGTTTTATATTCTCCTTTACCTAAAATATCGGCCCATTCATGTGAATGGTCCTTCTTGTATTTATTAACTTCTTTAGGATCGTCAGCTATAAAACCATGTACTGTACTGATAACAGTATTTTTAGTGGTAATTCCGTTTACGTGATTTTTATCGCATGATACTTTTGTTCGCAAAGCAAATTCAACATCTTTTTTATCTTTAGTTGCTTTAATTTTTGAAGTACCACTGTTAGTAATATTACCAAATGTGATACACAATGAAGCATCATAATAAAATGTGTTTCCTCCTTTGTTAGTCATTCTAGGGCGAGCCATAGGACCTTCTGCTGGTGCAACACCTGTTTTATTGATAATTAAGAATGTGTTAGTATATTTACTTTCCTCTTTACGAGATAAAATAATTCGTTGGTTGATAAAATTACCAAATTGTGTTGCAATTGCTCCTGCGTTCCACATTGGGTTATTTCTACCCTGATCAATACTCATTCTACATGCAATTGATCCTACTGAATCCCATAAAAACAATAAATCATATGGTAGATTTCCTTTGGCTTGTTCATCCAAAAGATCAACCATAAAGTCGGCTACATCTTCAATTGAACTTAGTTTGCCTCTATCTTTATAGATAAAAAAACCATCGTAATCTACTACATTGCCTTCCTTATCTAATATTTCATTCATTTCGAAACCCATTGTTCTCCAATGATCCCAACTGTGTTTCATTTCAGTAATGATAAGAACAGGTAATATACCCATTTTTTGAGCAGACACTGCGGCCTCAATAGACGTGGTGGTTTTTCCAGTATTACTGGCACCACGTACTATATTAATATGCCCCATTGCTATTCCAGGAATCGATAATGCATCCTGCATTGCTGGTGAGAATGGAATCCATGCTTGTTCTTTGAATTTTACATTTCCTCCTAATGATTTTTTCTCCTTAAATTTATTTAAATCAAAATTAGATTTAAGTTCTTTAGAGACTGCTTCCATTAGTGAATCTTTTTCACTATTTTTCTTAGCCATAACTTTTTATTTAAATATTAGTCTTCGTCTTCTTCGAATAGAGCTTCGAATTTGTCTGCTTTTGATTTTTTAACGGGAGTCTTAATCTCGTAATTGCTTGATTTAGCTGGTTTTTCATCATCCTTCCAAGGTAAATCATCTTTTGCTTCTTCCGTTACTTCGTCTTCTACTTCATCAATAACTTCATCACTTGCATCTTCTGGATTTAAGAAGTTCTGAAGTGTTTCTTTCATTTTATCAAAAGTCATTTTATATCCACTTTGTACCTCTAGGATATCAGGTTGTTCTTCCAACCATGCTTCAATATCAAGTTTACTAGTACTTAGTGGAGTTGTTTTTGGTTTAATACGAATTGATGATTTTAAACCTTGACGACCTCCAATATCACCCATAACTGCTTCAACTGTAAAGTCACGACCTTCGTTAATATCTGTGTAATCACCATAATCTTCATCATCGGCAATACCTAACAGTTGCATGTAAATTTCTTTACCAAATTCCCAAAGGCGAACACCTTTGTCTTCTTCTCCACGTACAATTACTGGAGCGATTATACGCATTTTTGGCTCTAATTTTCTAGATAATTTCCAATTTTCTTTGTCGCCTGTTTGAGCAAGCTGTTTTGTAAATTCTACAATTGGATCTTTTTCGCCCCAATTAGTAAGGGCATATAATGGAAATTTTGAAAACCCATAATGTACAAACACTTCCTTAAATGGATTGTTTTTGTCATTTTTAGACGGCACAATACGAATTTGGTATTTACCTTCTTGTTTTGGTTTCCATAGATACTTTGCGTAATCTACCTTTTCTTTTTTCTGCCCGGATGTCTGTAAGGCACTCAGTTTGTTTTTGATTGATTTTAAATCCATCTTTATTTGGTTTTTGTTATTACTATTTAAATATACTACCTTTTATTTTGGAGGCCTAGTTTTAGCTGTCAAAGCTCTTAGAATGCCTTTATATTTGTAGTGTTGTTCTTAGTGTGGTTATACCGTTGATGTGGTTTATTTACTAGGTACTGCGATCAAAATTTCAACATTGCTTCCTACAGTTCTGCTGAATTTAAAGCTTTTAATAGGATTTTTTGCTTGTTGCATGACTAATTGCATAGCTGCACCTTGTGTTTGGCCTACCGCTCTATATACCTTAACGTTTTCAACTCCTGAAATCATTTTTGCTGGTATACTTCCTGGGATGGCTTCGAAACCTTCATTTTTGATTAGTTTTTGAAAGTCTTTAAGACTTAAAACATCGTTATCTACTTGTTTTTCAGTTTTAACTGCGTCTTTGATTTGATCTTTTTGTTCTTGACTAAATGCACTATTATTCAATAGTGAAGCTAAAATAGTAGCTGTAATTAATCCTTTTTTAACGTAACTTTTTATTTTATCCATAACATTTGAAAAATCTATAGCTTCATCTAATGACAAAATATCATCTAGTATATCTTGTTCATTTGAAGACAATTGAACTTCTTTTAATAAATCAACTAATTTAATCATAAATCTATAATCTTATATATTTTTGTATTGAGTTGTTTTACTTCTCCATGTTGAGTTAATAAAATACAATTTTTATATTCTAACCAGTTTACTTTGAAAAATGGATCTGTTTCTCCATCATTTAATTTTCTAATTAAATCATTTAGTGCATTTATTGTATATAATGTATTTGATTCTTTTTTACGATGTACCAATATCGTGTTAGCAGGAATGCCATTGATATTTCCCTGCTCTACATTATATGTAACAACATATTCATTTGTACTCTTAACAAAAAGGACAAACATTTTATTGTACATAATGTCATATGTAGTAGATAAATTGGAAACCAATTCATCCAGATGGTTTTGCTGGGTAAATGTAGCAAATAATCTATTGTTCATAGTGTCACTTTCAGTTATAAAATCGTACTGATTATAAATATCAACTGAGTGTTCAAACGCGAGTAATTCCATAACTGATTTATATTATTGACATTGTTCCATAATTGGAACCTTTTGTCATTTTGGTTTTTAAATTATATTTTTTAAATACTTGATTAATTTGTTCTAATATGTTGTCTTCTTCATTGTAATCAATTAAAATTGCGTCATAAGTGTACAATACAATTTTAGTTGGTTTGCTTTTTAATACCTTAACAATATCCCATAATATAAGGACATTTGTTGACGTTTCCAAGTTTTGGAGCGTATAGTTAAATAGTTTTTGAGGATTTAAGTCTTTAATTTCTTTAGTTAATTTATGGTCCGAAATAGGACATTCTATAAATCCATCTGTTTGAAACGTTTCCCATAATTTATCTACATGTTTTTGAATTAACTGAAAGTAAGGTATATGTTGGTATTCCTTATATATCCCCCCGTACAATTGTCTAAACATCAATATCTTTGCTTCATCTATTTCAATATTTGCTTCTCTAGCAAAATATTGATATGGTGTTTCATCTTCAAAACTATATCCTACTAATTGAGCAGCTAATGTGGGATGATAAGCACTAATATCTATTTCAACAAAATAGTCATTTTCAGGTATAAATGCTTCTCTACAACCATCTTCTTTCTTTAAAGCTGCAAAATTAA